ACCGCGATAACCATTGCATGTAAAAATTCACCATGATGTCTTTCATGGTTGCATGTATATTCTCGGCGCACCCAACATTTAAAGTAGGGGACGTTACTTGTAAGATAACTCATGTTTTTGCTTTCGGTTTTTTACCCTTACCAAAAATATGTGCATCTACTTTTGCGGCCTTCCCCCCTGTAAGCACACTGTTTACTCTTGCCATCGCCCATTGGTTAGGAGAAGTTCCTGGACGGTGACCAGTTTTATACGCGGCAAGACCTTTACGATACACTTGAGCTAGCTGACCAGCCGTTACTTTTTTACCTTTTTTACGGGCGGCTTCTGCTTTTTTCGCTAAAGATTTTTTTGTGCTTTCGTTTAAAGACATATGATTACGCTTTCTTTGTAGAACCAAATCGTTTTCTAAAAGCCTTAGTGTATTTTGATTCTTTCGTTTTTCTGCGTTTACCACTTTTAGAAAAATCAGTAGAAAATTTGTAAGCACTAGGGTCGTTATCTTTTTTCTTTCTGTTCTTTTCTATTTCTTTGCGTCGTTTTTTCTTTTCTTCTGGGCTTAACCCAGCAAGATATTTAGCTGGGATTTTTCTTTTAGGTTTCTTTTTACGGCTAGCGGGAGATTTTTTAATCTGCTGTGCCATATTACCTCTTGCTATAGTCATTAAAACAACCTAGGGATTGCCGCCGCCGCAATAATTAAAATAGCAATACCCCACAATCTCATATCTAATTTATCAAGTTGTTTTTGTATTTGGGCATAACGCTCACTACAATCTGCCTCATGCTTTTCTAACAACTTTAAAACATCATCTGCTTTCATTTTACCACGCCTTACAAGACCAGTACCGCGCACTAAATTTATCTTTAGCACTAGCACAATTATGACGAGCCCTAAAAGATTTGCGCCTCGCAGGGATATCTTTTTTAATACTCATATTAGGGTCTCCAAATCGTACTAATTTTACTTGATCGCCTTTTTTAGCCAAAACTGCTGACTTTTTAGGACCTTTAGGGGTGCGCTTTGGTTTATTAAATCCAGGAAAAGTTTCTCCTCGGTAATTTAATTTACCAGAGGGGGTTCTTTTTACATCCTTTGCGCTAGGCATTACGACAAAAATACCGTAATAGAATCAATCGCTGTTAAAGTAGTAAGCGTTGGGCTACTCGAACACCTAATACCTTCATCAGGAACATAAATTGAATCTGTTTGGTCTGTTGTTGAAGTAATATTTAAAACAGTCGCACCTGAAGCACCGTCTTTAATAATAAAAGCGGGGGAGCCTGAAGCATTGGTTTTTATGTACACACCTCTGATCCTAGCAGGACCAGCGAAAAACGCACCTGTTGCAGTTCGTGTAATAGCTTTTACATCTGAGCCAGCCATATTATTCTCCTTTTAAAAAGAGAGGGGCTAACCCCTCTCTATTGCACACTAAGCAATTTGAATATACTCAATGATAAAGGTAAACGAACCCGCTGTTGTTGCGTCCACAGTGTTTGTAATGTTGCAGAAAATATTTCTTGCGGCAGAAGTATACTGAGGAGAAACTGGAGCAGTAGTCGCACTTTGCGTCGTTGCTACCAAAGTAGTAGTCGTTACATTACCGACAACGACGGTTGTACCACCATCAAGGATTTCATCAGTAACCGCCGCAACAATCTGTGCGCCAGAACTAGATGTTCCAACTTCGTAACCGATATCACCTGTTCCAATAACAGGAGCTACATCACAAAAAATTCTAATATTAGTAAGGATCGTGTTCGCTGGTTGTACAAATGTAGCAATAGCGGGGCTATCCCCTGCTGTGGTGTTTACTGTAACACCAGAAGCGTAACCAACGTGCTTGATATACTTATTGGTAAAAACACCAGTAGAAGCAACAGATGAGGTTTCAGTAATTGCCCCTGTTGTCGCGTTTTTATTGATAACTTTAAAGCCGTTTTCAGAGCGTACCGCTCCGTTAAAAGTAGTTACAGCCATTTCATTCTCCTGTCTTGGCTAATGTCAACCACCCAATGTGGTTGTCAGGACTTGCAGAAACTATAAACGAAAAAAGGGCGGCTCGCAAGCCGCCCTTTTCATTATCTGTTGTATTAGGCTCCAGGAGAACCGAATACACAACGCGGGTCTGAAACACCAAAGCTATAACGCTCACGAGCTTTATAGCGGACGTTACCTGTATCAAAATCACCTTCCATGGAAGTTTTGATAGCCGCACGTTCAAAGTGCTTAAAGCCGTTAGGTGCATCTGTTTTAATGAAGAACGCATCTGTATCGGTTAGGAAGTGGTTGACCACATAACCGTCAGGTAGCATACCCATATTACGCATTGCATTAACGTCGTTATCTGCTGTTCCAGGACGAAGATTAGAAGCCATCAAACGCTCAGCTACAAACTGAAGTGCTGGTGGGATAATCAACTTACGACCCTGTAGAGCAATTTTCAAACCACGCTCATCGATAAAGGCCGCAATATCAATTAGCGACTGCTCCAAAGATGTTTCGTTAAGGTCTGCTGGTGTGCTGAGCTCGTTACGCAAATTACCACCGCCATTAGTCGGGTGGTCAGTTGCACAAAGCTCTTTACCATCACCAAGAGTCACAGCACTGTTAAACGCATTGTTTAGAACAGCCGCCGCTTTAACTTGCTTGGTGTTCGCCATAGAACGAGCCAACGCACGAGTGTAACGAGAACTCAAGCGGTCATAAAGGTTATCCTCTACAGCCTCTTCAGTAATCGCAAACGCCAGAGCGATTGTTTCGTGTGTATAACGAGCGGTAAAAGATTCGTTTGCAGTATCAAATGAAACTGCCTGACCCTCACCCTTTACAGGTGCGGCTCCGAATCCTGACAACATAACCTCTTCTTCAAACGCACGGTCTGAAGATTCAGTTTCGTAGATTTCGGCATGCTCATTGTCATACCGATCATACTCCAATCCGAACAGGGCATTAAGTCCTGGCTCGAGTTCTTTAAGGAGTTGGGATCTTGCAATAGCCATATCTAATTACTCCTTATAGACCAGTTGTTGCGAGGTGGAATGGGAGATTTAGCTTAACTAGAGCAACCACACCAGCGGCGGCATAATCAATATCAGCGACATCTTTAAAGCCGATGATACGGAAATTATCCGTAGCTGTAGTTGCACCAGCAGAAGCTACAGAAAGCTCTCCGCTTGAAATTCCATTAGCTTGTTCAGAGCCAAACCCTGTACCTTCAGCATTTGAATGAATCAACGCTGTAGCTGTAGCAAGGTTAGTCAAAGAAGCGTCACACTGGATTTCATACACTTGAAAAGGATCATCGTATACAAAAACAGTTGCTTCTGTGCCTGACTTCAAAGAAGAAGTTCCTGGATAATTGTTGTCAAAAGTAGGCGTACCGTCGAGAGCGATATACTCGCACCCTGCCATAACCCCTAGAATCGCCACTGAACCACCGTCTGCCGCACTTACGTCTACAAGACCGTTAGTAAGAGGAATCACCATATCTCCTTGTCGGATGGCTGATGAAGATCCTGCTACACCGTTGATTTGTACTTTGTAAGGTGTCATCCCATTGCTGTTCGGTGCTGACCCTAATTTGTTATGAGGACGCAAACCAAAAGGCGAATCAATGTTTGCCATGATTTTAGTCTCCTAAAAAATTACTCGGAACCACTGTTGGAACCGAAGGTTACACGAGATTGCCTATCAGGTTTACTAATAGGCATTGATGGATGTTGTTCCCTCATAAGATCATTATCTACAGCGTTCATTTGGTCAGCTGTTTGCTGACTATAGTAGTCCGTGCGCTGTTGTTTTGTTTCTAGTGGGAACCTTGCAAGCACCAGACCGCCTACACCAATCACGCCAGCATGTTTACCATCCTGAACTGTAGGTGCTTCAAAATCTGGGTACTCATCAGCGCGAACTAATTCAAAGCCTTCGCGTAGGCGAGCAGATAGGTTTTTCTTATCATCGTAGCCCATGACTGATTCACGGATCCAACGATGAACAAATCCTTCTGGAGGATTTGGGGCGTCTAACTGAGACGGAGGTCGCCACGGTTTAGCGCGGCTTGTTGTTTCCCTTGTTTGGGAAGTGCGTGGGCTTCTATCGGTCATAATACCTTCCTCACGAATTCTGCATACGAAGGAGTTGCTTCGCATACTGTTCATTAGTTATACCAAGTTTGCGAGCTATTGCAACTTGAGATTCGCTTAACTTTACAGATTTTTTATTAGAACGCTGAGCTCCTCTGTTAGCCCCTGCTAC